GTACCCAAGTTTAAAGAGTATGTAAACAAGCTGTTTAGTGAGCGTGCGGTTGTGGAAGTGAAAAAGAAACTACCTAACCGCACGCTTGCCCAAAACAGCTATTTGCATCTTCTTTTAGGGTATTTCGGTAGTGAATACGGTTGCAGTCTCGACGAAGCTAAAATTGACTTCTATAAGAGGACTTGCAACCGTGATTTATTTGAGCGTAAGACGGTCAACAAGAAAGGCAAAGAAGTAACCTACCTGCGCAGCTCTGCCGAGCTGACAACGGGCGAAATGACGCTTTCAATTGACCGCTTTCGCAATTGGAGTGCGGCACAAGCGGGTATCTATTTACCCGCTGCTAATGAACATCAGATGCTGATTTACGCTCAGCAGGAAATACAGAGAAATCAAGAATTTATTTAATCATATAGTTTATGGACAAATTTTTAGGTCAAGAAATCCCCGAAAAGGATAGATGGCAGTTCTTACAGGACAATGCCGATGCGGTAGAGAAAATTGGTTATACTCACCGTTTCACACCTGATGAACTGGCGCAGAAGAAAGAATCGCTTGCTGAAATCTCAATTAAGATTAACGACATTGAGATTGAGAAGAAAGAAGCAATGGAAGCGTTCAAGGCTGAATTAAAGCCATTGAACGAACATAAGCAAGAGCTTCTTGACAACATCAAGAAAGGTTCGGAGTATAGAGAAAACGAAGAGTGTGCTAAAATCCTCGACCATGAAGAAAAGATGGCAGGGTTCTACAACTCGCTCGGTGAACTCGTTTATTCCCGTCCTATCATGCCGCAGGAAATGCAGAAGACAATTTTTAATATTAATCGTAAAACAGGAACAGAATCATGAGCGAAAACAAATTAAACGTGATTGTACCGAAAGATTACAACGGTACACCGATTGAAGTAGTATTGAGAGAAGGAATGGCTCCTAAGGCACTTGACCCAAAAGAACCAAATCCCGTTGATATTGAGGGAACGATTGACAGCCCCTTGCGTTGGTTAGAAAAGCGTGTAGAACTTATCGACCAAAAGCAAGCGAATATAACAGTAAACCGTGATGATATGAAAATCTCTTTAGTGGATAAAGAGACTGACTACTATAACAATGGCATTACCGGAGTATTACAGCCGTCCAAAGAGATGGTTGAGTTTGGTATCAATTCAGAAAAGAAATGGGAACCTATCAAGCTGTCTAAGTTCTTCAAGATGCACCGTGCTTTCTTCAAAGACAAATCTGAAAATATGATGCTTGTCTCTACCCTGAAGAACTTCAAAGCTAAAATAAACCAAGACATTGAACGCAGTAAGGAAGAAAACGGCAGTAAGGTGGATAATTACTCGCAGGTGGTTGATTCTAATTTGCCGAAATCCTTCAAATTGAATATCCCTCTTTTCAAAGGCTTTGCCCAAGAAGAAATAGAGGTCGAGATTTACGCTGATGTGGACGGTCGGGACGTTTCCCTTTCTCTTGTGTCGGCAGGAGCGAATGAAGCCATTGAGGAATACAAGAACAAAGTGATTGATGAACAACTGGATGTTATCAGGCAGATTGCACCAGACATCGTAATTATTGAAGTATAACTTTGTTAACCTGCCTGCTCTATCTTCACAGACAGAGCGGGCAAACACGGAGAAGTGGCGGAATGGCAGACGCACGACGAGTACTGGAACTTTACCCAGCCGGAAGGGTTACTCAAATCAGAAAGTTCGTCCCGGTTCGAGTCCGGGTTTCTCCACAAACTTGTGTTGGAAAGGGAACATGAAAGTATTCAGTTGCAAATG